TGACGCCACTAATTGAGCTAATATCTCGGCAGTGGGTGTGGGTGCTGGTGCTGGTGCCGGTGCTGGTGCTGGTGCTGGTGCTGGTGCTGGTGCTGGTGCTGGTGCTGGTGCTGGTGCTGGTGCGTTAACGAATTTCTCCACATCAGCGGGCGCGGGTATGGCGTTAACATGCGCGGCTAGTTGGTCGTTAGTAATCAGGCCATTAGCCTGCGCTAGTTGCATGACTTCATAGTCGGACTTTCCGACTGTTTTAATAGAGAATGCTTTTAATAGTGTAAGTTTTAAAGTCGCTATGTTCATATGTAAAAGTCCTGTGTTATTAAGTGATTAAGTCGTTTAAGCGGCGCTAGCTTATGCTAGCGCTTCTATAATGGAGTCGATAAAAGTACCGCTAGCGCCACAGCAATTGCACTCACTATCGGGTCTTATGCGCTCGATTTGCAGCTTGCTAGTGTTGAATTTAAAGCCACAATCCGAGCATTGAATTTTCAACATGCGGCCTTTCTGTTTTTTTCTACCTGACAGTGCCGCGTCCAATTTTGTGTGTGGTATTTCACCCAACACATCGACAATGGATTTTAACGTTTCTATAAGTTCGGGGCTGGCTACTGTAGCCGTTAATAGGCCGTCTAATCCGCATGCTCTAGCAAGCGTTGCAAAACGGCCTTTATGCCCGTTTTTATTATCATCGAAACTGTGGCACATCTCATGCACCAACACGTCCAAAATCCTTAAAGAATCTGAACAATGTGGGGTGATGAATATCTGATTAGTCCGTTTGTCTTCGGACGCGCGGCGCGCCCAATTCTCACCGATAGCGTTTTTACTTTTTGGGTGGCCTATCGACACCGCGATAACAGTGTCCGGTTCTACTGTTATGCTATGCTTTTCAATGGCCGGTCTAATTATTAAGGATGTGATTAAATCAGCGGATTGCGTGAGCCATTCTTCGCGGTTTATAGTCATATTATTCATAGTATTTTGTCCCGTATTTTGTCCGATTATGGGGACAGTTTTTAAAACTGTCCGCTGTTTGGTTAAAAAACGTACGATTTAGCTTATTTTGTACGGTTTTTGCCCTAACCCAGATTATAGCGCGCCTATATATAACAGTGCAACTATTTTTATATGCGTATCATAGAGATGGTTAAAAAACGTACGGAATAGGTCGTTTTTCGGGACAAACGGACAAAAAACATAGGCGGCTTTTTATTTTGTCCGCAAATTGTCCCGACGTCAAAACCAGTACCGGCGCGGGCTGCGGAGGTGCTCGGGACAAACGGACAAAAATATATGGATATATAGAAAACTTTTTAAAAAATAAATATATATATATGTGTACTAACGCCAACGCAGCGCCGGCATTTACAGCGCGGGAAAGTCTTTGCGTTTTTCGTTTTTTTTTGTCCGTTTGTCCCGCAAGTGGTAGAATAATATAGGCATACCACATAAAAACTACAGGAAACAAAATGGCAACATTATCGAGAGACGGTCTGATTTTGGGTAGACCAAGCAATCTTACACCCGCGCTAATTTCTAAAGCAGAAGACTATTTAAACGGCGCATATTTAGACGCGATTAACCCATTACCCAGCGCGCTAGGTTTAGCGTTATATTTAGGGATAGCATCACCGACATTATACGAATACGGAAAGCGGTCTATAGATATAGCTAATATACTTACGCAGCTAAAACTATTACAGCATGAAACACTAATAGCGGGCGGGTTATCGGGTGCGTATAACGCGAGCATAGCAAAGCTCATACTAGGCAAGCATGGATACTCAGACAGAGCAGAGCAAATCATAGAACATACGACTAACAGTGACAGCATAAAGCCGGCGTTATTCGTTGGCGTTAACAGTACAGCACTATTACCTGAGCCAGAGCCTGAGCCTGAGCCTGAGCCTGAGCCTGAGCCTGAGCCTGAGCCTGAGCCAGAGCCTGAGTATATACGCGCAACGGCTACACCGTCACGGCTCGCAGCGCGACGCGCGCGGCATAGGCTATAGACTGACAGCGTATATACGCTGCTCATATATACGTAAGTCGTTGTTTTTTATGGTGATTTGGTACTCTGGCGGGGTTGATTGACGTATAAACGCGATGGCCGGATACGATCCACATATTAAGGTTCCATATATAAATATATATATATACACCCCCACCCCCGTGGGGCGTCATATAAAAAACCGCCTATAGAAAAATTTTTTAATATATTTAAAAGGCGGCCTATAAAATTTTTGGCTCCATAAAAAGGACGCACATAATTGACTAATGCCTGTAGCACGTCTAAACTGCTGTCACGCTTTCTATAAGGTTTACCATGTCGCAAATAAAATGTTTAGACGTATTCGGACACTCAATACAAACTCCAAAACGAGTTAAGATATTTGTCGGTGGTAGGGCGTCTACTAAAACTACGTTCGCAGCAGACTATGTTCTGTCGCGTTTACGTATGGGAAAAATATGGTGCTGCTCGCGTGAGTTTCAAAACTCGCTAGATGAATCAGTACATAGGACGCTGCTAGATGAAGCCGAGCGTTGTGGGTGGACAGACGAGTTTAAAGAATCAAACCGCAAGCTAGTTCATAAATCAGGCGGCTATGCTTTTTACAAAGGTTTAGAACGTAACGTAACTTCATTAAAAGGTGTGTTGCAGGGTTTAGACGGTATATGGATTGAAGAAGGTGAAACGCTAAGTGGTGAATCACTACGAGTGCTAACTGCGTCATTGCGTATGACAGCATTACAAGCCGAGCGGTATTTAAGCGGCGAGAAGACATTGCAAGAATTAGGTATGCCTGAAATTTGGATAACGATGAATCGCCGTTCGCGAGAAGATGCGGTAGCTAAAAAATACCTATCAAGGGCAGAACCTACTTTAGAGGCGTCAGGGTTTTACGAAGACGACACTATTATGGTTACGCAAGCTAACTATAACGACATGCCTGAAAAATGGTGGTTAGGTTCAGGTCTGGAACAAGAACGTAAAGATGATTACGAAAACTTATCTAGGGCAGAGTACAACCATAAATGGAGAGGGCATTATCTTGAAGAAGTCGAAAACTCTATCATACCGCCGGAACATTTTGATGCGTGTATTGACGCGCACAAGAAGCTTAAAATTGAGCCGACAGGCGCAAAAATTATGGCATTCGACCCCAGTGATACTGGTAAAGACTCCACAGGGTATGCGATACGTACCGGAATTTTCTTCTACGACTTTGGCGAGTTTAACGGGGAAAATGGTAATGTGGATACGGGCGAAGGACTTAGACTTGCTAGGCAAGAACGTATTGATTTGTTTGTTTGGGATGGCGACGGCATTGGAGCATTATTACGTGATACCGTAGAACAAGGTTTAGACGGTATCAAATGCGAGACTAGAATGTATCGCGGCTCAGAAACGCCAGACCAGCCTGATTATCCGTATGAAGGGAAATGGGCAGAAGGTACAAAAACTAATAAACAGATGTTTGTAAACAAAAGAGCGCAGTTTTATACTAAGCTAGCTGAAAGAATGTGGCAGACGTATCGAGCAATAGAAATGGGTGAGTATATAGCACCTGATAATATCATCTCTATAAGTTCAGATATTAAGTTATTGGACAAATTACGTTCAGAAGTGTGTAGAATACCCCGTAAGCACAACAATTCTGGCAAAATTCAGCTTATGTCAAAAGATGAAATGTGGCGTAAGCATAAAATTGTGTCACCTAATATGGCAGATTGTTTTGCAATGGCTATGGAAATACCGGAAATCAGCTTGTCTAAACGCAGTACGCCGGTAGTAACTTTTGATTCTTGGTGGGATTAATGAACTATACTAAACTTGACGAAGTAGTAACCATGCTGCGAGATGCGCAGGGTACACAAAGAGACATGCGTAATGCTGTTAGAGAAGCGCACGACTTTGTTGATAAGCGAGATGGTCAGTGGGAACCGGACATTATCACTAGAATGCGTGGAAAACCTAGATACACAGACGATAGAACTAACCCCATTGTCAATCAAATTGCAGGCGAGCTAGAAAATGCCGAATTTTCAATTAAAATTAGACCTGCTGGCGGAGACGCTACAAAATATTTAGCGCAAACACGCGACGGGCTAATTAGGAATATCAGAAATCTGTCTAACGCAGATTCAATTTTTTCACAAGCCGCACGTAAAGTAGTAAAAGGCGGCTTTGCTGCATGGGTTGTAACGCACGATTATTTTAACGAATCATCTTTTGACCAAGATTTAATTGTAGAACCTGTACATGATGCGCACGATAGGGTTTGGCTTGACCCTAATGATTTAACAAATGACGGTTCAGATGCTAAATGGGGTGTGGTACTTCACTACATTACCAAAGATGCTTACGAAGACCAGTTTCCTAAAGGTAAAATGAAATCGCTAGGTACTGATTCGTGGAGCAGTTCCTATTATCACAAACCAGATGCTATTACTATAGGGCATCTATACTACATTAAAGAAGAAGATGCTCAACTGTATCTTATGTCTGACGGTAAAGTTCTGCGGAGCACCGATGAAGGTGTAGAAGACGTATTAGATGATTTATTAAACCAAGGTATAACAATAGAAGATGAACGTGACGTAAAACAAAAAATATGTTGTTTTCGTATGTTTGACGCAGGCGGTTGGCTATCTAGCCCTGAGAAAACAGTATTTGATTGTGTTCCAATTGTCCCAGCCTACGGTAATTTTGAAATCACAGAAGGTAAAATTATATATCGCGGCGTAGTAGAAAAATTAATGGACATGCAAAGAGTCCACAACTACGCAGTATCACGTAATGTAGAAGAAGTAGCGTTAGCACCCCGTAAAAAGATTTTTATGACCCCCTCGCAAGCTAAAGGGCATGAAGACTCTATTCGCAGTATGAATACTAACATGAACCCCGTTCAGTTTTATAATATGGAAGGTAATACGCCGCCACCTTACGAATCGCAAGGCAATCAAGTTAACCCTGCGTTGCAAACTATAATAGGTCAATCCGATGAAGCTATAAGCCGCTCTGCTGGGTTGTTTGCAGCTAATATGGGTGCAAATACGCAACTACAATCAGGCGTTGCCATAGAAAAGCAGATAGACAGAGGGAATAACGGTACTTCAGTGTATTTTGAAGCTATGGAAGTTGCCATATGTAGAACAGGTGTAATTCTTAACACCGCCATACCTGTTGTTTATGATGCAACTCGGCAGGTTCGTATACTGCGTGAAGACGGCGCTATTGAAATGGCTATTATGAATCAAGTCGTAGTAGACCAACAAACTGGCGAACAGTTTTTATTAAACGACCTAAGCCAAGGTAAATATGATGTAGTGTGCGATATTGGCGCTTCGTATAAAAATCGCCAGCAAGAATCCTCAGAAATGTTTCTTAGGGCAATGGAACGTGACCCAAGTTTGATACAAACAGCCGGTGATATATGGATGAACAACATAAACGCTGTAGGGTTTGACAAAATAGCTGAAAGGCTACGTGCGCAAGCTATGCAAAACGGTGTTATTCCATTTGACCAAATGACCGAAGAAGAACTGGCAGAAGAAGAAGAACGTTCTCAAGAGCCAGAACAACCTAGTGTTGAACAGATAGCAATGGAAATCGAGCAGATGAAAGCGCAAACAGAGCAGATGCGCGAACAAAACCTTGGACAGCTACACGAAATAAAAATGCAAGAATTACAGGTTAAATATCAACTTGACCAAGAAAAAACTGAAAGTAAGTTAGCCGTAGACTCAGCTAAAATACAACAGACGCAACAGCGTATAGACCAAGAAGGCAGTAAAGTAGCATTGCAAGCCCAGCGTGACCAGTCAGATATGATGATACGTATGATGGAACTGCAAATGAAAGAAATTACTACGCTATCAAATGCGATGGCGCAGATAAAGAATGCCATAGGCGCAGACGTGATAATGTCACCAACAGCGACCCAAGCATACGAGGAATCAGCTATAAATCTTACTGATTCATTAGAAAAGTAGATTTTTTAACCATATAAAGCTAGTATAGTGTTTAAACGTGGTTAGAATATACGTTAATAGTATGGCGACTTGAGCCACAATCAAGGCGACCTGTAAGGGGTAAAAATGTTAGACGAGAATGAAGTAGACCTGCAAAGCGAACCCACAATCGAGCCTTTAGAGGCAGAATTTGAGGAAGTAGTAGAGGCTGCCGATGAACAGCCAGCGGATTCAGAACCCGATAGTGATACCGAACACGAAGAAAAAGCCGGACATACTAATGAACCTACCAATCCTAAAATTGAAGAAAGAATTGGTGAGTTAACTAGAAAACGTCGTGAAGCGGAAAGATTAGCAGACCAGCGGCAGCAAGAACTTGTACGTTTGCAAAGTCATATACTTGACCAGCAAGAACCTAATATTCCTGAGTTACCTGACCCTGATATGGTTAGCGATAGGGAATTTAATGCCGCAGTAATGCAGCGTGACCAAGCGGTTCAGCAACGAGTATCATGGGAACAGCAAAAACAACAATTTTCTCAGCAGCAGCAGTATGGCAATCAACAGCAACAGTTGGCGCAGCAGCAACACATTGCAACAGTAGCTCAAGTTTATACGGAACGTGCCACAAAAATGGGCATTTCTACCGAGCAACTAACAAAAGCAAGCCAAGTTATAAACCAAGTAGGTTTAAACGAAGCGGTTGCGATGCACATTTTACAAGATGAAAAAGGCGCAGCTATTACGGCCTATCTTGGAAATAACATCAACGAGTTAATGGAAATTGCATATGCTAGTCCAATACAAGCGGCAATGTATATTGAACAGAAAGTAAAGCCAAAACTGGCTATTACTAATCGTAAATCTAACGCTCCGCGCCCCCCTTCAAAAATAAAAGGTGGGACACCAAGTAAAAGGGATAAATACCCCCTTACTGGTGGCAGGGCAACTTTTGAATAAGGTAATTCATCATGGCTAACAATTTTAACTCCAATACAGTCGAAGACCTAGCACGAATTTTTCTAGAAAAATTTGAAGCTAGTCGCGTCGTAACTAAAACTATTGACACTCAATTAATCCAAGGTCGGTTTACCCCGCGAACTGGCGGTGAAGTAGCAGTAAAACGTCCTCACGATTACAACGAAATTAGCACCACAAACGGTGATATTTCAGCATCTACTAAATCGGATATTATATCTGGTAAAGCAACTGCTACCGTTCAGAACTACATCACTGTAGCTACTGAGTGGGAAAATATCGAAGAAGCTCTTGAATCTGATCAATTAGACTCAATTCTTGCTCCTATGGCTACTCGCGTTGTTACGTCACTAGAAACACGCCTAGCAGCGTATATGCGTAAGAACTGTAACCTTTCAGTTGGTAATCCTGATAACGCCGTTGATGCGTGGTCTGACGTTGCTTACGCAGGTGCTTTAATGCAATCTATCGGTGTACCGATGGACAATGATATTTCATACCTAATGAACCCGTATACCACTACTGCCCTAGCAGACGCGCAAGCAGGTTTAAACGCTAGCGATTCTCTAGTTAAAACAGCGTGGGAACGCGCACAAATTAGTTCTAGCTTTGGGGGTATGAGAGCAATTGGTTGTAACACATTATCAACTGTTGCAGATAACGCTAACCTTACTGATCGTGCTGGTATTGTTGCTTCTAACCCAATCGTTACATACGTTGGCGCTAAAGACACCATGACTCAAGCAATAGCGGTCTCCGGTATGACTACTGCGGGTG